CTTTGGTAAAGGAGGAACACGTGTTGAGAGCGCGTTTAACCAAGAGCGAGCCTAGCCAGCTCGGCGGGTGTAGAAGTAATGGCAGCGCATACCCGGCGTCCGAAACCGCTTATTTCAGGCGTGTTTACGGGTCCGATCATTTGCACCAGCTTCACGATGATCACCAAGAAGAGGCTATTTACCGTTACGCTTATCCAAGCGTTCGACAGGAACTGGAGTCTAGGCTTCAGCAGTTGACACACCTTACATGTGAAAACGACCCGGCGATGACGGCGCCTGGGCGTTCCGCGTATTCGATTCAGCAGTTAAAGGAAAACCTTTCCTTGTACTGCCGCAAGCAATGGAGATCTCTTAGGTGGAACGAGCACTATCGTTCAGCTTTACGCAGCGTGGCAGCTGATGTTAAAGCGTTACTGAAGGGACGCAGGTGTTTGCAACCGATGGCAATCAGCGCGGTAGCTGCATCGGTGCCAATTCAAAGGAATCTCGACAAAAACGCAGGTTACTATGTGTTTGAGACTGGTAGGCGGTCGAAGGGAGAGAATCTGGAAGATGCGGTGAAGTGGTGTGACGAGCACCTCGCTGAAATATGCGAAAGAGGTCACTATGATCTCCCTCTCGTTATAAGTCATAGGTCAAGTAACTCGAAGCCAACGAGTGAAAGCACCTGGAAATGGAGATGCCGTATAATACTCATGCAGGATATTCGTGCGTTACTGTTGGATGGGCATTTCGCAGTGCCGTTCACAGAATTGTTTAAGGATATTCCCTGGGGTGAAGGTGGTATGACTCAGGCTGACGTAAGACAGTGGGTTGAGTTGGCGAAAGGACATTATGAATGCTTCTATAGTTCAGACTATTCGAAGTTTGATGTCAGCCAGCCGGCCTGGTTACTTGAGGATGTCTTGATGAAAGTTGTCCGCCCGTGTTTTGGTGAACTGTCAGAAGAAGATGAGCTTTGGTTCAAAGCTATGACAGAGAGCTACATACATAAAGACATACATGGATTCGATGGCATTTATCATGCGGACGGCTGTCAGGTCTCTGGAGCACTCACAACGTACGCGTACAACACGATAATTAATGAGATCATTGATCGCACAGTACTCTTGATGCAGGGCTGCGACTTGCGTAAGTTCAAGAGTTTGAAGTGTGGAGATGATAATTTGACGGTGTACAAGTACGGTGAACCCTGGGATAACAAGAAACACTGCGAATTGATTGAGAAGTATTTCGGAATCAAAACTACTTTAACAGAGGACGACTGCGGATGGTTCAAGGACAAAGACCCCGTCTTCTTGTCAAGGACTTGGACTTCAAATGGAGAGTATCGTGATTTAAATCAGGTGTTATGGAATCTGGTATACCCTGAGAGGTATCGCGATTATAAACCGGAAAAGACAGGAGTTTCGACGAAGAGAGCCGAAGCGTTAGTCTTGCTTTCAGCCTATAAGGAACAGTCCGCTACCATGCGGCAATACTTCAGACTGGACAAGCTGCTAGAGGACGCTCAAGTTCGATGGGACGAAAAAGAAATCTACACAGCATTGGCAGGGTTAGGAACCGGGTTCAAGACCCCCTGGCTCAACTTTAAGTTCGGAAACTTAAAGTCAACCGCGTGAGG